ATTATTTTAAATGTATCTGTGGGTTCATGATATAATACAACATCTAAATATCCTTGATATATAACGTTTTTATATGTATTATTAGGTATTATAGATATAGGAACTTCACATCCTACTAAATACCATCCTTTTTTACTAAAATAAACTGAACGTTTTTTCTTTATAAATTTTAAAATTTCAACCCCATCATCATAAAATTCTCTTATTTCTTCTCCATTAGAAAAATGTTGTGAATTGTTTTTTTTATATTGATTAGCATATTCTTCTCTTAATTTATCTTCTAGTAATTCTTCAATATTTTCTCTATCAGCAGCGGCTCCACTTTTTTCATACATTACATCTAAATAATGTTGGAGGGTTTCATGAAATGCTGTTCCAAATACTGTGTGAATACTAGGAGAAAATGTTTTATGTCCATCTTTATACTGAAGCGCCCACTTGTGTGGGCAGCTTCTAAACATTGATAGTTGTGAGTAAGAAATATGATTTTGATACCCATAATTAATCTTTTCGGGATTAAAATTCCTTATCCTTTTTACTATTATAGGTATTTTCTTTGCCAAAATTTATTTTTTCCATTTATTTCTCATAACTAATAGGGCAATAATACCATAATTAGCAATATCTATAAAACTATCCATCATACCTTCTCCTTCAACATAATTTTTACCTCTTTTAAGTAAATTTTTAAGACGATTAATTTTATCATTACAACGTAACCAAATACCTGTTAATGATAATTTTATATCTTCATCTTCTTCTAATGTAGATCCTAATGAAATATTTCCTAATCCATAATCCATCATTTTTCTAGAAAATAAATCATATTGTTCTTCTTGAATTTTTTTAAATTCAGTAGCTAATGTAGGGTATGTTTTTTCAAAATCTTTTATATGGTTACTCATTTTTCCCATAATGTCTGTTTATAGTTTCTAAAACATCATCTGCTTCAGCTAAAGCTTTTATAGCTTCTTCTGCATTATTATAAAAATCATTTGTTGAATGATCTCCTATACCGGCAGGGTGTTCTGTTAATAATTCAAGTGTCATTAAAGCTTTTTCTCTTTGTGCCTCAAATGTCTTTTGAAGCATTGTTACAACTCTATACTGTGCCATATACAATTTTTTTAGTTAATGATTTTTTTTCTTTATCTTCAATTCCCATTTTTGTAAATATATTATTTACTCCTTCTTTTCCTAATAATATAATATATTCATTTGCTTCATCCAAACTGCATTGATAATATTTAGAAATATATTCTTTAATTTCTTTAGGATTTGATTTTATTTTAGATTTAATATATTTTAAAAACATTTTTTTTCTTGGTAACATTTCACGATAAAAATTATATATACCTTTTTTATCAGTAGGGTGAAATCTTTGAGCTATATTAGCTATTTCTACATAACCTTGATACATTGATATAAATCTATGTACCATGTAAGCATTAAATGTTTCCCAATCATCTTCTGAAAAAGTATTTGCTTGTGGTTTAGATAGTGTTAGCTCATTTAACCATTGAAAAATATTTTTTTTACTCTTTAACGATGTCATCAGCAAATTCTTCTCTTAAATCTTGAGGAACTGTTCCTTCTAAAATTTTACCTGTTTCAGGATCATAAAATACTGGGATTGGTAGTAAGGCATCACTATCAGATCCTGCTACAAATTTAGATACTTTACGTAATAAAACACCTTGTTGCCATACTTTTCCTTTTGAAGGAAATACTCCTGTAGTGTTTTTTAAATCAATGTTTGGTTGTTGTGGTCCGTTTTGCATAATTTTTAATTTTAAATAATTTGTGGTTTAATAGTTTCAATAATTTTAGACATTAAAGCCATACAATTAACTTCTTTGTCTATTCTAAAATTCGATTGGTATGAATATTCATTTATATAATATGCTATCATACCTTCCTTTCCAGGAGCATATTCGTTACTATTATCATATAAGTAACGATAAAAACCTTCGAAGTCATTTACATTAGAATCGGCTATAATTTGTCTAATTGTTCTCCAATTTGGTTTTTTATTTTTTAATTCAGTAAGTACTTTATCCATGTAATTACTTTCTACTAATGCTGTTGTGTCTAAATTTAATTTATTATCTGTTGTAGATATTTGTATAGTATTAAGCATTTTACGTACATCAGGATAATTACTATCAACAATAGTTCTTAAATCATCTTCAACTGTGTAAATATCTTCTCTTTTAACTACTTTTACTAAATGTTTAAGAATATCTAATTTATTAGGTGGAACAATTTTTAATGTTTGACATCTACTTTGAATAGGATCAATTATACGTTCTACATAATTACAAGTTAATATAAATCTAGTTGAACGTGAAAATGTTTCAATTACATTTCTTAATGAAGCTTGAGCCATAATAGTAAGAAAATCAGCTTCATCTAATATAACAACTTTTATACCTTTAAAGGAAGCAGTACTGGCAAAACCGGCAACTTTATCTCGAATAGTCTCAATGCCTCTTTCATCACTTGCATTTATATAAAGATGGTCACAGTCAAGATTTTTGACAATTAGTTTTGCAAGAGTTGTTTTACCAGTTCCTGCGGGTCCATAAAATAATAAATTTTGTATATCATTTTGTCCAATATACTTTTGGATAGTATCTTTAATACTCTGATTGCCTACATAATTTTCTAAATTTGTAGGGCGATATTTTTCAACTAGTAATGTATGATCTTTCATTTATGTATGTTTTTATAACTTTTGGGGCATGAACATTCATCCACCCATTTTTATGCTTTAATGCAATATACAAACTTTCTCTGTCTAAAACACGCCAAGTTCCATCAATTATATATTCTTTTCCTTCAAAAGTAATTTTTTCACCCAATAAAAAATCATAATCTTTTACTCGTTTTGCGTCTCTCATAATCCTTGTTTAAAATCACCATACATACCATATGTTTTAGGTGCATCTGGTATAATTTCTTCTTCATGAGTGTGTATAGCATATAATTTACTATCTAAAGGGGCTAACCTAAATTCACATTTTTGTCCTGTTTTTTGGAAATAAGCTTCTAAAGCATCAGTTAACGATTCATGAATTATTTTTTTCTTATCATCTACTAAAGTCCACTTGTCTCCAGGTGGTACTCTAGTAGCAATAAGTTGATTATGTTCTGTTAACTTTGTACCCATAATTACATACCCATCATAGGATTCATTTGAGGTTGATTATTATTTTTATCTTCAGGATTATTCACTACTACACATTCTGTAAGTAATACTGTTCCTGCAACAGATGCTGCATTTTCTAATGCTGCTCTAGTTACTTTAGTAGGATCAATAATTCCGTCTTCTCTTAAATTAATGTAATCTCCTTTACCAACATGAACTCCTTGCCATTGGCCTTCTTCAGCTATTGGTTTTACTTTATCAATTTGTTCTTGATCCCATCCTGCATTTATGAGTATTTGTTCAAATGGTTTTTTACATGCTTCATATACTATTTGTGCTCCTATTAAATCATAAGGACTTTCCATACAAGCTTCTCTAGCTTGATATAAAGCAACTCCACCACCTGGTACTATACCTTCTTCAACTGCTGCCTTAGTAGCATGTAAAGCATCTTCTACTCTATCTTTCTTTTCATTCATTTCAGTTTCAGTAAATCCTCCTACATGAATAATTGCTACACCACCAGCTAATTTAGCTAATCTTTCTTGTAATTTTTCAGCTTCAAAGGGAGTAGATGATTTATCTATTTGAGAT